CTGGGGAGGCGAGGCTTGTTGGAATTGGGGGGCGTATTGAGACGGGGGCGATTGGTAATTGGGGACCGTTGGGGCCACTGCTTGGGGGTAGCTCGTACCCACCTGATACGGGACTGGACCCGGAGCTGGGGCGGCTTGAGGAGCCGGAGCTGCCGCCACGTAGCTGTTGGGTGCGACGGCGGGTTGTGCTTGGCTCGTCGGTTGGGTCGATTGGACGGTAGCGTCCTGCATAACTCATCTCCTTTTGTAGTGCTTCTAATGTCCGATATAGATAAGGTGTAAGGTCTAATCGGGGGTCTGCAGCCATCGGTAGATCCGGTGATTGCGGGTGGGGGGTTTGCATCATTCCTCCCACAAGGCTGGCGAACTTAGAGTATGCACCCTGTAATTCGTTCACCATTCTGAACGGAAACCCCGACAACATCGCGGCTCGTTCCTCATCCGTTTTTGAAGGGAAGAGGTATTTCAGTGCTTCAATGCTATCAACACCTAATTCCTGTAAGTTACGGACGACAATGGAATTGTTTAAAATATCCTGTGTTGAATCTTCATACACAGGTCCTAACCAACGCCATTGAATTGTTACATCACCATCCGGAATTAAACCAATAACACCCGGAGGGATTTGTTGCATTTCCAAGCAAATCATCATCAAGCGTTTTACTTGAGAATCATATTGTTCCATTGCTTGGTTATGCATAGCGATTTCTTCTTCGCTTGATTCTTCTTTTAAAGGTATGGGTTTTTCAAGATTAGCAGCTTTTGCTAAAGAATCTCGGAATAAACGTTCCTCCTGAAAAATGATCAACTCAAGACAGCGGCACAATCCATATGTATAGATCATGTTCGCTTTCTTTTTAGATGTAGCTGCAACACGACCAAATAAAGACTTGTATTCAGTTGCAGTTACACCGGCAGAAATTGATAGTTCATCAACTCCACCTAACGCAGTACGTATTTCTTCACGGTACTGCCGAGAAAAAGCATTTTGATCACCTGTAATAGCATCTGGAACAATATAACCAACACGATCATTAGGTTCTAAGTTTGCAATAACTCGTGGTACTCGAATCTGTCCATCAACACCCCGAGTCATGGGATCTGACTTAAACATCGAGCGACTCATTGGACCAGCGCCGCCAAATCCTGAATTCGCTGCAATCGAAGGTCGTTGTACAACACCATCATTTCCTGATTCCATCAAGTCCGTTTTTGGACGAGAAGAAAGCAAAGTTGGATTACCAAAGAAAGTGATGTTCTTTCTCATGGTACGCATCATGTCGTCATGCGTACAGATGTGATTAGCTAAAGCGTCAAACTCTCCTACGCCTTCTGTACTAAATCCTTTTGCGTTATTAAAAATTTCAATACAAGGAATAAAACCTAAACTGTTTTCAAATGTTTTAGTTTTACCTGGAATATTTTGATAGTTGGTGTCAAACGAAATTTCACCTTCTGAGTGAGTTTCTTCAATTGTTTTCCGTTTAATAGAAAGTCGGATATAGCGTTTAGCACCGCCACCAGTACCCATGCCCACTGGTCCGGTAATATTACCAATATCAATATCTTGCTGGAATCCTTGCCCCTGCTTAACTTTATAACTATAGATAATTACGACTTCGTCTAGTTCCCCGTTGGGTCCATAGTAAGTTCGATATTCATGACGCCTGAAATAATAAAGACGATAATTAGAATCAGTAGGACGAATGTAAAAAAGACCCTGCCCATCACATAAGAAGTAGTCCCAGATGGAATCTAAACGGATATCTAATTGATTATATTTAATAACGCGATCGATAAAGTCTTTGCGTTGATTGCCAAAGTTATCTTGTGCAGGAAAAAATTCAACGCCTTGGCGAACGCCAAACAGTTTCATTTGCGCTAGGTGAGAGGCCACGATACCTGTATCAATTGCATCACCTCCGTCTTTGGTGAGGTATGAATCGATAATTTCTTTTAACCTAGCTTTAGCGTCCACTTCTACTTATCAGTTTTACTTGTTTTAATCTTAGCAGGTTTGACTTTCTTTTTAGAATCGAGCCAGCGCTTAAAAAAAGCAAGATCTCCTTCTGTCCAATAAGAAGGATTTTTTAAAGCCTTTTTTACCAATTTTTTAGTTTTCATTGGTTTTTTTGTACCGTCTTGCAGCACGTCCTGCTTTTTTTGCTTTTTCAGTGTTGGGGACGAATTGTTCTCCTTTTCGACTTGCCGCTTTCTTTTTGTCATCTGTTTTCTTCCTTTCTTCTTTAGACAGTCTAGCCCAAGCCTTTTTAGGAAGGTATCGCTTAGTATAACCCTTTTGAATTGCTTTATCTGCCATAAAACTCCTCAGGGGCCTACGTCAATCCCGTATTCTTTTGGTACGGAAAATTCAATCTCATATGGCTTCGGAGGAAATTTCCTGAAATGAATATAAGAACGAAGAAACTCAGAAGGATCAAGCACACCAGCAATAGCTGAAACAACACCTTCTCCAATCCGCCTCCCTGGTGTATATTCTAATTCACCAGTTTTAGGATTAGGTACCATCTTCTGGAGATATGGTGATTCATATTCATTAACAAGATCATATGTATCGCGTACTGTATATTTGTCTCCTTCGTCAAAAACATTATAACGACCTAGGCTGTAACGTAATGGAGCCGCAGAAGGATCAAAGTCTCCCAATACAGGTATGCCTAAGGCGGTTGGAATAGTATCAAGAACAGGAGTTCTGTACTCTTGCTGATAAGGACGAACGGCACGTTTTTGTCCAGGGGCTAAAGGGCCTTTTTTAAGGGCTTGCTGAATTGCATTTCGCTTAAACTGTTCTGAAAACTGAAGATCTTTATTACCAATACCAGTAACATGCCGATAACCTAAGTTAATAGACTCAGGCAGTTGATTTAAAATCTTTGTAGAAACTGGAGTACCTCCTCTTGGTAAAACACCTCCTAGCTTTTTATCTAATTGTTGCCACCAACCGAACAAATTTGGCGAAGTATTTGGAATAGGCATTATGCTTTCTCCTTATATTTTTTGGCAGCTCTTGCTGATTTCTCGTATTCATCCTTAGTTTGCCAATCTTCTTTACCCCATTTCTTTAAAGCCTTTTGTTTCTTCCCTTCGCCGCCTTTATACCCGCCACCAGCTTTCTTGTACTCGGAAGCAACGAGCTGAGCTTTACGCGCAGACCACTGACCAGGTTTTCCACCTTTTGAGCCAGCTTTTACTCGACTAACGATACGTTGACGTAAGCCTGGTTTTGTATATTTAGAATCATCTTGTGCCATCAGGCTCCGTAAACATGTTTGCCTTGAAAGCCAATAGGAGGCATTCCGTTATAAAAAGTGCTGTTTGCAACCATTGCAGGATTCATCATTCCTCCCATGTTCCCTACTGCAGCAGGTAAATTGCTGGAACCATAAGCCATTGGGAGTTGTGGACCACCGACCGCAAGTAAATTACCTGGGGCTCCAGGAACATTATTAATTCCGTAGTAACGCATATTAAATCTGCAATAGCTTTATTGTACTACTCCTCAATTTGATAGTCATTGGTTGAATTAATTTTCCAAAGAATTAAACCATCATCTTTTGGTTTCCATGCAAGCACATCACCTTCTTGCCAACCTAAATCTTCTATTAATTCGTCTGGAAGCTGGATGAAACAATCACCGTCATCAGTTTCCTGAACGTCAATGATGTAACTCATTTTGTCAATAGTTTTTCAATAAGTGTATCAAGTTTATTGTGAATCTGTCTAAAATTATCATGCAACCCCTGAATTTCACGTAAAAAATCTACCTTCAAAACATATTCAATTGGCATTCGATTGATATGATCTTCGATATGATCTAGTCTACGGTTTTGCATTTCTAATTGTTGTGCAGTACTTTTAATCTTTTCAGATTGTCTTTCAAGAATTTTATTAGCGACCCAAGAGCCTCCCCCAATAGCTGAAACTATTGCAGTAAGACCTAGGGTAAGAAACTCTGGCCCCATGGTTAAAATGCTTTTTTTTAATTCTACGTCTAGTAATCGAGATGTAATTGGCCTTTCTTTGAAAGTCCATTAACAAGCCAGACTAATGCATCAACGCAGTCGTCATGGCTACTAACTCCAAAATTAGTTAGCTCTTCAAACATATTTGTAAAATTACGGAAACGATTAAAAACAATCTTTCTGTCTTCAAACATACCCATGATGCCTCGGAAACGAGCAAGTTTATCTGCTCGGAAACCTTTGACAGGATGCCAAATTAAATTGTAAAGACCATCTCCATTCAAACAAACACGTTTAAAGTCAGCTTCTAAAGACGCTTGATATTGAACAGCTTCTGACCAAATATTACAAGTTGAATAAGTCGGAAAATACAACTCATTAGCATCTTTGCCAATAATAGACCAATCATGTAAAAGTTCTTTTAAAGCATCTAGTTTTTCTAGATTGCCCATGACACGTATGCGTCGATAATCAATAATGTGAATGCGATCTTCAATACGACCACCAAGAACCATGACGGTGTAATCATTTTTTTCTTTTGTACCAGCTGAAAGGTCAACCCCAACTCCTAATGTATCAAACTCAGTCGCAATATCTGCTTTTACAATCAACTCAGGTGCTAAAGATAATTCGTTTTGCCTAACAATTTGATTCATGTACTGGAACGAAAAAGCAATAGGAGCTTGTCGTTTTTTTTATTTTAAATAATCTAATTAACACAAATCAGGCCAATAATATACTTCGTCACCAATATGAGGATCGGTTAAAACAGCAGATAAAACAATCTGGCTCCAGTTGTTTTGCTCATTGAAAGTTGTTGCATGGATATCGTCATGTCTAAATCTGGTGCCTAAACAAATTGCTCGTCCACCTTCAAACATAGTCGGAGCAATAACAGCGTTCCAGTTTTCTTGCATCTGTTTCCGAATATCTGGGTTACCAATATCAGCAGATGATTTAATAGCGTCATCAATCATCACTAAATGAGAACGCTTTGAAGTCACAGAACCTTTAAGACCTGCAGCACACAAAGTGAACTGTTCTTCACCCGTTGTATCAATGCCTGCAAACTTATGATCAATTGACCAGTATTCATTACTAGTCACATTCTTCATGAGACGGACCATAGGAAATACTTCCTGGTACCGTTTGCTTTCAATAATTCGTTTAATTGTGGCTGATTTGGATCGCGCAATATCAACGGTGTAAGACAAATACAAAATCTGCAAAGGTTTTTTTGCAGCTGTATGAATTCCAATGGCCCAGGCTGTTAGTAAACCTAAAACAGTTGACTTTGCAGACCCACGAGGGGCAAGAAGATCTACATTGGGACCTGCAATTTTTAAAAGACAAGAACTATCTTCGTTTGTAATAAAGTGCCGATGCCATTCTTTATGGTGCTCAGCAGGAGGTTTATCCGCAACGTATGCACAAAAAAAACCAAAATCATCTCTGGCTTTTTGAATAGAATCTTGGTTCTTAGGTTTGCGTAACTGTTGCCTTTTAGCTGCAGCTTTTGCGTTACGTCGATAAGCCAGATGCTGATATGAAGGCACGTTATAAGCTCAGTAATTAATAAATACTAGCTTATTTTTTCTCGTTGTCTTTATGTTTTTTGGCTGCTCTAGCAGCTTTCAAACCTTTTTCAGCAGACTCCTCTGCATCTTTACCTTTTTTAGATTCGCTCTTTTTTTTGAAGTGCTCCAGGACCTCTGGAGGCATTTTATGTTTAGACATGATTAAAGTATTTATCTATATTTTAAACCAAAAGATTTATTTCATAAGTAGGTATGAGGGCGGGTATAAGGGTAGGAACCAAGTCCTCCATTTTTAAAACCAATACTCATCACTGGTAGTCTTGGAGGCAAGCTTGACATAAATTTAGGTTGGGCATGTCTAGCTCTTACATCAGCTGTTTTAGCTAGAATCGGTGCTGCCTTTCCTGCTATAGCATTTCGAGCCCAAGTAAGATCAGATCCAAACAAAGGCTTAGGTTGGCCCATGCCATGTTTTGCAAAAGAATCTGCAATTTGTTTTTCTATAGTTTCTTTAAAAGATAGTCCGGTATCATTAGCAGGTGCCCAAGATGCTTTGTATGCTGTAATGCCTGCTTTTGCTTTGTCTGCAGCTCCCCTGTAGTGATCAAATATCTCCTCACCAACTTTTTCCATTTGGGTATTCATGTATTCAGGATAAACTGATGTAATCGACCTAATAGTACCGTTAGGCATAAGTAACTGTGTATTAGGGGGAAGTGTACCTGTGTTTTGATACGCTTGGTTTCGTACTGCTGCAAGAGGCTTCATTACGCCCGCATCTCTTGAAATAGTAATTGGATTAAATGCTTTAGCCTCAGCACTACCAGGTATAGGCGCATTAGGGAAACTCTCACGAAATCTTGCTTCCCAGTTGGCTTGAAAGTCTTGGCTTCTTTGTTCCTGATATGCTTCTCGTTCTTGTCTGTCAATTTTTGCTTGCTCAACACGCGCTTGATACGCAGGATCTGCAAGCTTCTCCTCTTCTAAAGCTTGTTGTAAAGCTTGCTGGTAATTAACCCTGGCAGCTCTATCAGTTTGTATTTGTTGATCTCTAATTGGACTAGACACTATTAAAACCTCCGACGACGACTAGAAAACCTTGATCGCCTCTTTAACCGGGGAGTATAGTTAACACGACGACGACTTGCTGTTCGTCTCTGAGGAGCTGTCTGAGCATTTGCTTCTGCCCTTGCAAGAAGGTCTTCAATAGCGCCAGGGGTAAGGCGGGTACCATAAGCGCCTGTGCCACCTGTACCGAAACGACCAGCCATACTTCGATTTAAAGCTGGAAGCGTCTGAGGTAAGTTTTGACCACCTGCCATGCGGTTAATGCCAGGTAATGCTTGAGGTGAACGAGTATCTTGAGGTTGAGTCGGATAGGAACCAAAGCTAGATCCTGAATCAACAGGAGCAGAAGCGGTTTCGTTAAGTAATCCTTCGAACGGTTCAGGTTTAGCTGCCTGAGTTGCAATTTGTTCTTGTGCTGCTGCTACTTGTTGTTCCGGTGCAGGCGCTCCAGTTTTAGCTGCATCGTATTGTTGTCGTTTTCTTTGTTGAGAAAGTCTTGGTCTAACCCCGGATCTTGGTCTAAACCCGTTAGGACGACGAACAGGAGGTCTATTACGCGCACCCATCTTAAAACTTCTATTGCTTTAATAACATTTTAGCTTATAAGTTTTAAAGATTTTATTCTTCTAATTGCATTCTGGCCCATACACTCATTGAGGCTTCTTCTAACGGACCTTCGATTGGATCATCTTTAAATATAAACATTAACTCTCGAATAGCTCTATCGGCTCCAGCCATTAACAAACCTTTTCTGTCTCTAACAGAAGTAAACTTGTCGATTTGATCAATGTGACCACGTAATTCTTTTTGCATGGACGCGATACGGGCAACACCTGCATCGCGTTTTACTAATCCATGCTCAACGTCTTGTCTTAATTTACGTATATCTTCTTGCATTTCACTGATCTCAAAAAGTAATTTTTTTCGATGATCAGGTTTAGTATAGTGCTCGTTTATCCAGTTATTACAACAAGAGATTGCACCTGAGTAACCTAAAAAACGAGCGTAGAGAAAAATCTCAACAACTGAAAAAGTGTCTTCTGCAAAAGCAAAAAATGATTCTTGAGTAGAGGAGTCTAAGTTATCGAGCCAGTGCTCAAATAACTCAGAATCGATAAGCGCGTTGGGCCTGGTTGTAGTCGCGCTCTTCGTCTTTTTCTGAGAATCTTTGTTGTTGTGCAAGTGTTTCACGTTGTTGACGACCTTCTTCTTTCATCTTTTCTTTTGAGGATCCGACTGAAACGTCTTGGAAAATTTTTACCGCGCTTGCCGCCTTACGTGCTTGATCTTCATCAAACAACAAAGCATACGGATCTGAATAATCATCTTCCATTTTAAAAATCCTCGTTCTCTTTTTCTTGAGAGTTGCTATCTAAAACAGATTTAGAATCTTTTTTAGATTGTTTGTTTTCTTCCATATCGTTTGATTGGGAAGAAGCCTTCTCTTTAGCATAGTCATATGCGACTTTTGCTGCGTTTTTATAAAGACTCAAATCATATGAAATGTTTGAGCCTTCTTTATCTGGAGAAGGCTTATTATTCATTAGATCAGAAGTTGCTCATCATAGAAGCAAGACCCTGGCTCATGGTGCCACGGCGGTCAATACGACCCTTT